TTCGGACTTCTTTTGGTGTGAGCATCATTGGCGTTCCTTTCGGTTGTCGGGTTGAGCGGTTGCCGCCACCAAGCTTAGTGTTGCCGGTCAGTCGAGATCTGACGGTTCACCATCAAAATAGCGACATAACTGATCGATGACATATTCCGGGGTATCCTCATAACGGTATGGCTTCAGCTCAGCGTTCTTATCCCGCTCCTCCTGCTCGATCAACTGGTCTATCCGGTCTTGCTCACCGCGGTGCTGCCATGAGAGTGGCGCGTTGCATTTCGCCCGATTCTCGCACACTGTGTACTCGTGTCCGCGATACTCGTAGTCGAGATATACCATGTGCGCGTCGTATCCGCTTCCGTAGTATTTCCTAACGAATGTTGCCTTCTTCATGGTGTGCTCCTTTTGGTCGGTTCCTTACTTGATATCTATTACTATACACCTATCAGGGAACGACACGCCGAAGAAAAGAAAAGGCGGCACGCCTAGAACATGCCGCCCGTGCATCATTCGCCGGCGCCCCGGCACGGTTGGTGCTCCCGCTAGCAGTGGCTGGTGCGCATCCTTGGAGAGGCGTTCTGCTTTGTAAATACCGATTATACACGCTGTCCAGACTAGGCAAAAGAAAAGGCGGCACGCCTAGGACATGCCGCCAGTATCATTCGCCGGTACAGCCCCGGCACGGCTGATATGCGCCGCTGGCAGGAGTGGTGCCCTGCCGTACAATCACGATTATACCCGCGCCAACCACCTGCGTAGTATCTTCGCCGTTGACGTGCGCTCATAATGGAGCCGCCGCGCTATCGTCTCCCACGACTCACCCTCTAGAAACCGCATTATGCAAATCAACCGCACGCGATCGTCAGGCACCGCGATAATCCACGCTATCAGCTCGAAGCGTCTCTGCTCCACATGCTCCAAGTGTTCCGCGAGCAGTCGGCGGCATGACGGCTCAAGCTCCACGGCCAGTAGCGAGCGCACACTGTCGCTTTCGCGTTTAAGCCATCGGGCTTGAGCCAAGTCACGCTCCGTCACAAGCCCAACAGCTCCTTAGCGCTCATGATATTGCGCTCCATCTTCCGAGTACGCCGATCAGCGCCAGTAACTTCGATAGGCACGCACATCTCCTTAAGGCGACTGTAGACACGCTGACGGCGGATATCCGATGGATCGGCAAGCTCCCCAATCGTCAGATTGGTGGTCACAATCAACGGCAAGCCACTACGATAACGAGAATCCACAATGTTCATAATGTTTTCCCACACATACTCGCTATTACGCTCGACTGCCATATCATCAATCACCAGCAGGTCGAAACGGCTAAGATTATCGATATACTTCTGCCGCCCCTCGAAACTCTCCTGCAAGCGGTTGATAATCCGGCTGAAATTAGTCATCATGCACGGCGTACCGCGATCTATCAGCGCATTGGCAATGCAAGCGGCCGCGAAACTCTTACCACACCCGACATTACCGTAGAGCAACAAGCCTGTGCCCTGCGAGCGCATGGCATCGAAATTATCCACATACTTCCGCGCGATATCGATGATCTTACTATTGCCGCCATCATCATTATCGAAAGTCCATTTACGCATTTCCGCATCAGGGAATCCAGTGCGTCTCATGCTGTCCAAGTATTGCATCCGGTCACGCTTGCGCTGCTCCTCGGCTTCACGCTTATTGCGTTCGACACTGCACTTGCACGCGCAATGCAACACTTTCATTTCGCCTAGGAGCGGTTGGCGTACTTGCTTCGGCGTATGGCATTTGCCGCAGTACAGTAATCCGTCTTCTCCTGTGTAGTCGCCTTCCTGCCGTGCGTATTGTCGTGCGGCACGTGCCGCGATCCCGCTGATAGCATTGTTGATTTCCATTGGTCTCATTCCTTTCTCACGCCTTGAGTTGGCTCATAAGCTCGATTACTTTGTCTTGTTCTGCTTGTGTTTCTCGTCTTTCGGCGGGTAGCGTGTTGGCTTGCTGTGGCTGCTGATAGTTGTTTTGATAGTTTTTGATTGGATAGAAGGCCGTCCAGCCGCGTCGCACGACTTCCGCTAGATAATCGTCCACGCTCATGCGGCTTTCTCGCGCGTACTGGTCTAGCTTGTCGATATTGCGCCTGATGGCATTATCGGTCATTGCCGCTCGCTTAGCCTTACGATTCTGCAGCCATTCGCCTAACAGCTCCCTAGTAGATGGATTATCCGTATAGGCATTGATAATCGCATCAAAGCTATGACGCTTTCTTTCTTTCTTATGATCAGTATTTAATTCTTTAGTATTTGATTCTTTAGTATTTAATTGTGTGGCATTTTGTAGCTCTACATTTTGTAGAGGTACATTTTCAACAGCTACATTTTGTACCTCTTGACTGCGTGCCTCTTGTGGCTTCTCGAAAATGTCATACACGTATTCGATACGCTTACGCTCACCATTTGGATACAGCTTAGTCACCACAAGGTAGCCTTGCTCCTTAAGCTCAGCGAGCGCAGACTTGACTGCACGCACATCTTCCTTGCAAATCGACACAAGCCCATTCACGGAATAATCCCAATCTTCAGGCAGTGCCAGCATCATCGACAGCAAGCCCTTAGCCTTGAGAGACAGTGCTTTATCTCGTAAGTGGTGGTTACTCATGACTGTGTAATCTTTTGTCTTGTTTACTCTGAAAACACTCATTTGTATTCTCCTAGGTAAAAAATTATCCCACTGACTATTACCGTTTGCCCCCGGTAACAATCAATGGGATATGCATGTTGAGTTATCACTCCACGTAAGTGGGGCAACACTCAACATGGCGTATATCTATAATATCACGTCTCCAATATAGCCACGCCGAATCTGCGGGCTAACAGCTTAGCCTTCAACCGGTACACGTCCGTACGGTATCCCTTGCAGTCCTCCACGACTTCCTTGCCAGTATTAACGTCAGTATAGACGAAATCGGCAATGTACGTGGTCGGCCTATAGTGTTTGCCATCGCAATCGAACGCCGGGATAAGCTCATACCGTACCTGCCGTTTCAGATCGCGGATAGCTCCAGCACGTTCCAAGAGCTTCAATTCCTGATATCGCTTAGCCTCGCGCTTGCTGTCGAAGGTTATACCGTCTATCACTGTTTTTGTCGCGTGGTATTTACTACTTGCCGGTCGAACCAAAGCCGCCATCTCCCCTCTCACCGCCATCGATGCTATCCACCACTTCAAGCGGTACGTACACCACGGGGAACACAACAAGCTGCGTCACCTTGTCACCCGGCTCGAAGGTATAAGCTTCATCGCTGTGGTTGTACAGGCGCACAAGAATAGCCCCCGTGAAGCCCTCATCGATCAGCCCGGTACTTGTGATGCCATGCCGAACGTTCAAGCCGCTTTTAGACACAAGTAAGCCAGCGCACCCATGCGGCAATTCGACGTGCGTCTTAGTATCAATAACGACGCTCCCGTGTGCGGGGACGGTTACGGCTAACGGCGTGCGTAGATCCATGCCAGCGTCGGTATCGTGAGCGCGCGATGGCTTATAAGCTGATTCTTCCAACATAATCTTCATCTTGTATGCTCCTTGTACTAACGTATTTATTTGGCAGATGGCGGGGTGCGGCTTTGAGCAGTCACCGTCCCCGCCATTAATGCCGTCCACTGTCAGAATTCAGGTTCGCCCCACGGGGCACCAGCATCACCATAGGTGTTTTGAGTCTGTGTGGCCTGAGCCTGATTACCCTGATGCTTACAACTACCGGCGTTGAGCGGCAGATTATCCACGACGAATTTCACGCGGCTATGCTTCTGCCCATCCTTCTCCCACTGGTCTACAACGGCATGAGCCGTCAAGCCCACCGTGTCACCCTTATGGCGATATTGGGCGATAGTCTCCGCAGTCTTCCCCCATGCCTCGAAATCAAGCCATGAGGTATCGTCTTGCTTGTAGCCGTTGACTGCGAGCCGGAAGCGAGCCACGCTCTTACCGCTCTGCGTCTGCTTCAACTCCACGTCAGACCCCAAACGCCCCGTAAAAGTGCAAGTGTTAATATCAGCCATCATTTATTCCTTCCATCCTTCAGCGCTGCAATAGTCGCGCTGTAACCTTCCTTAAGCACATATTTGAGCAGTGTATCTGCCGTACCTTGATCGATAATCAGTCGCGTACCGTCAAGGCTAAGCACAGCAGATGCCTTAATCATGTCCTTCAGCATCGCATTATCAGCCTTAGCCTCAAGCAGTGCCACATACTCCTTCTGTTTTATCGTGATAAATTGTTCAAAAACTGATTCCTCCATTACTCTTTTCCTCCATTCTGTTGTTTCGCTTCACGTTCACGGTAACAATCCCCGCACACGGCAATTCCAGTCTTTGCCCTAGTCCACTTCGCCACGGCTTCCGGCGACATTTCGCCACCGCCACGCTTAGCCATCGACTTGATAGGCTGGTGACACAATTCGCAGGTGATACCCTGAGACTGCCGTGATTGCGTCCTACGCTGATATTCGTCCGTATCAGCGTCCCGCGTATCATCAATGCAGAATAAGCCGTTTAAAGCGTATTTCCGCGCATAGCTGGACGCTGTGCCGGTAATCTGCGAATCATCCATGCCCTTCTTCATCTCGGCTTCCCGTGCAAATGCCGTGTTGCTCACACTATCCGTGCCGTTTGTGACGGTAGCCGTAGACTTGACATAGATACGATTGCCGACAGCTGTCACATCATCACTCAAGGTCAGCGTCAACCCGGCTTCATGCAATAGCGGCTTCACAGCTTCGAGGATATCCTCGCAAGAGCGGTAGTTATAGTGACCGAAAGAATTCACTTGCCCCTTCGGTGCCTTCAGATTGTACTGGACTTCACCAAGCGCCTTGATCAATTCCTCAGACATTGCCTAGCTCACCTCACTTGATCGAGATATTCTCGTGCGTTTCGATAGTGGCGAGATTGTCGGGCACTCTGCCGTCCTTGATAGCCGCCTTAATCGCGGTTTTGTTCGGCTTCGGCTCCGAGTAGGTCAGCAGATCGTCAGCGTGTACCTCAGCCCACTTGGTAAAGCCTTCGGCAAGCTCGACAGTGGATGACTTGCGGTAGGACACCTTCAGGCGTGGAGAGCTGAATTTGTCGCCATTCAGCGCATAATTCAGCAGGTGCTTCAGGCGCTCCGCCTTATTCTCCACAGTCTTGCGCCGTGCCGCGAGACTTGCTTCCTCTTCCTTGATTGCCTTGGCTTCGGCGATCAAGTCCTTGTAAAAAAGCCCGATGTTCTCGACCTTCACATCACGCTCCATCTGGAGCGCATCGAAGGCTTCCTCGTCGGTCACTTCCCCGGTTTCCGTATCGATCAGCGAGATGATAGCCGCATCGATATCGTAAATGCTCATGCTCATAATATTTCGATTCCTTCCTTGGTTGGCAATTCTTTTAATTCTTCGGTCGTGTAGTACACGTCCAAGTCCGGCATGATTTCGTTGATAAGGTCGTACAACGCCTCAAGATGTTCTCTTGTAGGTGTCTGGCGTTCCATCATCTTCAAAGAGATAGTCAAGATCACCTTTCCCGTCCCTGCGTTTGATTTCACTTGACAGCCCGATCATTTCGGAAAGCCGCCATTCTTGAATCCCGCCAATGAGACGGTAGAACGTCGGCAAGCTCTTGCCAATTGCCTTAGCGCAATCATCGCCGCTCATGCCGGTACGCGCGATTTCCGCTTTCAGATTCCTATACATTGGATCACCTCCTAATGTGTCCACGATGAGCGCTTTTGTGCTCACCTCTTGCACACCACTATACACCCATTATTCTCAAAGTGCAACACAAAACTACCACTATTTGAAGAATTTACCTCAAAAATTGAGCACTTTTGTGTTTACAATGAGAACGCGGCATGATACTATAAAATGCGTGGAACACCTGAAACAACGACGTTTCAAGGCGAAAGGTGGTGAAAAATGGCATGGAGTTTTTGTCGAATCTACAAGCACTTATGCAAGCAAAAGGGATATCACGTCGAAAATTGGCGGCTGACTGCGGAATAAGCCCAAGCGCGGTGAATTCATGGTTTAACCGCAGTGCAGAAAACATCAGTCTGAAAACTTTAAAAAAGCTATCTGAGTACTTCGGCGTGAGCATGGAAGAGCTGGTGCATGGCAAAACACCGAAGCACGATCTTGTGTTCTCAAGCGACACATATACGGAGGAAGAACTCGCGCAGATTAAGCAATTCGCGCACTTTTTAATAGGGCAACGACGAAAGGACAGATGATGAATGACATACGCAATTTATTTACGAAAATCACGAAAAGATGACGAAACGGGATATGCTGATACGCTATCGAGGCATGAAAAAATGCTCATGGATTTAGCCGACCGAATGGGAATCGTAATCCATGAGCATGACATATATAGAGAGATCGTATCAGGTGAGAGCATCGAAGCCAGACCGCAGATGCAACGACTACTTAAAGCCGTAGAAATGCGAACATACACCGCAGTCCTATGTATCGAATTGGAGCGTTTAAGCCGCGGTAATGGCGCAGACCAAGCGCGAATCTTGAAAGCATTTCAATTCTCGAACACTAAAATAATCACACTGAATAAAACCTATGATTTAGCCAGTGATGACGAATTCGATGAAGAATTCTTTGAATTCGGGCTTTTCATGAGCCGTCGTGAATATAAGACGATTAAACGCCGACTATTACGCGGAAGATTACAGTCACAACAAGAGGGATATTTTACCGGTTCTACGCTGCCATTCGGGTACGGGAAAATGAAGAATCCAGAAGGAAAAGGCTACATTCTAATCCCGAATGAACAGACACCAATCTTGCAGATGATTTTCCGCCGCTACGCATCAGGCGATCTACTAGCCGATATCGTGCAAGACCTCAACACGGCAGGTGTAAAAACGGCAAGCTCACTAAACGCGGAATGGTCAACCAACCGCGTGAGAGACATGCTCAGAAACCGCGTCTATATCGGTGAAATCAACGTGAATAAATATGCGAAGAATAGACGCATGGAAGACGGTAGAATCATCGAAACCAAGAGACGCAACCCAGACATGAAGACAGTGCCGGGGAAGCATGAGCCGATAATCGACAGGGAGACATGGGACAAGGTTCAGGCTAGGTTCGCACGCTTCACACCACGCACCAACATCGACCGATCACTGAAAAACCCGTTAGCGTCTATCATGCGTTGCGCCGAGTGTGGGAAGATGATGGCACGCCGCACATACACCCATAAAGGCGTGTCAATCCCCATCATCGTATGCCAATCAAACCGTTGCGTGACCAGACAAAGCAATCTTGAAATGGTCGAAAACATGGTCATAGAAGCATTGAAAAAAGAGCTTGAAAGACAGCAGACAATCCTCGCAAGCTACAACACCGAAAAGCAAGATAATAGCGATGATAAAACACTTGAATTTCTACAAGCTGAAATAGCGAAGAAAGACAAGATGATGGAGCGTGTAGACGAATTGTATGAACTAGGCGATTATAGCAGATCTAAATATTTGGAACGTTCGCAGAAACTCCAAGCGCAAAAAGCCGACTTAATGAAGCAATTAGAGGAAGTTGAAAAACGCATCAGCGAGCGCGATAACAACCGCAAGAACGCAGTGCCAATCCTCACGAAAGTACTGGATGAATACCATACGCTTGATGTGAAGGGTAAGAACGACTTGCTGAAGATGATTATTGAAACGATAACGTACCGTAAGCACGAATCGGGTAGTGATATCGAGCCTGAACTATGCTTTAAACTCTTAATTTAATCCGTCTGCAAGCATCGCGTATCTGATTTATCGGACACTCAATGCTTACAGACAATAATAATGGCGGATAGTCGAATGGCTACCCGCCTTTTATTATGGTCAGCTTACCCGCTTCCACATGAAAACAGCCAAGTACGGAGGCATATTATTGTGGGGCTTCCCGCCGCCCGCGAACATGGTCTGCACGTTCCCGCCGTAACCTTTCTTATCTTGCGCGGAAACCGTCATATAAGGCGTTGCATTGCCCGACGCGTTGAGATTGTCAATCTCATGGTTATGCTTCGGCATTTCATCGATCGTCAGCGTATGCTCTGCCTCGCCGCCAGTGCTCCCCGCCGTATAGGTATCGTCAGCGCCCAAGAGGAACCGCCCGCCGATACGCTCCCACGTCCCGCCGAAAAGCGTAGCCGGGTCGGTATCAGTCACACTCAAGTAGATCGCGCCGACCGGGTATGCGCCCGCCGCCGTGAGAAACGCATTCTCCCCCAGTTGCAAGCGGTCATAGCCAGCGGGGAAGCAATTAACGCCGACACTGGATTTAACTGTATCGATGAAGAATGTCGGGATACCACGTCCAAGCGTCAGCATCTGGGTAGTGCTTCCCAGCTTGTCAGCCGTCGTTATCTGCCACTCATAAGCGTAATCGCGCTCACATGTCACAGTCGATTCCACACCATTAGCAAGCGTTATGGTAGACCATGCGTCACTGCTCCCAGCCTTGCGGTATTTCGCGCTGATCGTCACATCATTTTTAGCATCTAGGCTCGCATACCATGCCGTCGCAGTCACATGCGTTTCCGGCTCGAAATTATTGAGACGCTTAAGGTCGATAGTCGATGTCGGATCCCACCACGGCTCAACCTTGACAGTGAGCGTCGTGGACGTTTTCAAACCGCGCGAATCCGTCACGGTAAAGACCAGTGGCATATCCGAGGAAACATCAACCTTGCCGAAGTCAATAGTGACCACGCTGGATGCACTCTTAGTCACACCGGCAAAAGTCGCTTCGTAGCCGGTAATCGTCGCGCCTTTCTGAGCCGTTGCCGCTGTGAAAGTCACTTGCAAGTCAGATTGACGCTGGACAATCACCTGATTATCACCAGTCACCGCCACCGTGGCCGCGTTAGCGTCCTTGTAGGTGACTGAGCCAAGAATTGGCGCGGAATCGCTCATGCTCATGGTACGATCAAGCGTGCTGTAGTACTCTTTGCCGCCGATAAAGGTACGCAGTGCATACCGTACCGGCATCGATATCCCTGTACACGCCGCCCGCAACGTCTCACGCTCCGCGTCAGTAAGGACAAACTCATACGCGCCGCTCTTGCCCGTGATGGCGTTCCTGCGCATGATCTGAGTACCAGAGCCGACCGGAGCGAACTCCAAATAAGCGTCAGCCGTGAAGCCACCGGCATTGCTGTATGCAAGAGATGGCGTCCCAGTATCCGTGAAATCGGTGGCGCTGGTGATTGTCGCCTGTCGCGGGATATTGTCAAGCGTGATGCTGCCGTTTGCCGTAATGCTGGATACCTGCGAGCCATCAATCGCCGCATTGACATTAAACACGTCAGTGACGGTGCATGTCTTGCTACCGTCTGCATTGTGATTGACACGGTGTGTAGTCGTGCCGAGAGCGACGCTCCCGCCCTTCTGATTGATTGCCGGTGACGTGTAATTTTGAGCCGCACCGTCAACCGTACAAGTGTTCGAGCGGCTGGAAATGTGCAGCGAATAAGCAGCGCCGATTACGAGCACGTGACGAATCGTAATATCGGAGTAATTGCCGCTAATATCCTGTGTGGCTGTCCAATTAGCCTGTAGAGTATATCCGCGATAAACGCCTGTAATAGTACCTGAAAGCGCCATAATATCATCCTCCTATTAGCTCATCGCGACGAATGCTACGCCGTTATTATCGCCTGAAGCGACTGGCACGATTTTCAGCTTGCCGCCAACCGCAAGCCCCTCTTCGACATAACCATTGCGCATGTAGAAAACGCCATTAGTGACCGTGTAAGTCACCTTATTGGCCGAATCATAGCCGGTCAAGCCTTTATCCGCGCTCACGACAATATGCGAGCCATCAGTAGCCCACATGGTCAAACCGCCATTATCGAGCCGCCCCAATGTCGCTCCAGCCGCCGACTTGACAAGCATCACGCCATTGCCATTGTCCTGTCCGCCGAGCGTGAGTGTGCCGCCTTTGATAAGGTCAGCCACTAAATTAATCACGTTAATATCCTGCATATTGAGGGTTCCGTCAATCGTCCAAGCGCTTGTAAAACTGCCGTCGATGCCGGAACTGCTGAAGCCGATCCCTGCGGAATTAATACGCAACACATTATGTGCGGATTCCTTCGGCAGGGAATCCACGACCAGAATCTGTTCACCGTCGTAAATAACATAGCTACCGCCATACAGATTGTTGATTTTGTTTTCGGATTCATTCAACCGGTCATTTACTGTGGTGACGATTGAGGAATTTACCGCCTGAGCCGCGTCGGTTGCCGTCTGCTGTACAGTACCCATCAAGCCCGAAAGCGTCTGTTTGAAAGTGCCGAATTCAATGCTCGTGTAGCGCTGTTGGATACAATCGAACTCGAATGATATGACGTTGGTCATCATGTCCAAGCCCATGCGCTCGTCAATCACTTCGATAGTGTCGCCAATGTCCGTTATTTTCTCCAGATTAGCCGACATCTTGTAGTTGACTTTTGGGACGCAATTCTCGTCCAAATACTTTTGTGCTTGTTGGCGTAGATCGGAAAGCAGAGCCTGCTTATACGCCACTTCGTCATTGTGTTTACCGTCTGGTGTCTTATAGTCTTCCTGCTTGATATCAGACTGCGAGAATTGCACGGTCTTCGTATACGGTAGATCGTACTGTTTTGACGCTTCCATGTAGACCGAGACGCTGCTGTCCAGAGCATTAAGCAGGATACCGTCACTGCCTTCTGGCAGAAGCTTCGTGCATACGTCGCTCCAGTCGTATGACGCTTCGATGCTCTTGAGATTCTTGCCATAGCGCACTACCACGCCATTATCCGCTCCGATAGACTGTCGGATGCCGATAGTCCACCCGTCGCGTACCAAGTGCCCGCCCCAACGCTCCAAAACGGTAGTAATGGCTTCGTAGAGCGACTTTCGCACGCAACGGAACGAGTCAATCGTATTAATGTCCGAAACCGTCCTGAATGGCGATTGAGGCTCCGTAGCGGTATTGAGATGGTCAAGCGCCTGATTACAAGTGCTGTCCACAACATACGAATCTGCAATCAAATAATTAGCAGAATCATAAAAAACATGGTTGCATTTGCACGTGATCTTAGTATGTGTGATCTCCGGGTTAAGTATACGAAAAGGCTGGGCACCTTGCGGGGTGTCAGCGACGATGATGTTGCCTGATTTGATCCACGGCAAGTATTCCGTGCCGCACGTCAAATCCAAATAATAAGCGTCGTTGTCTTCCTTCCTTACTGTCGCTTTTAGCGGCTGGATTACTTTGTCGCCGTTAGTGGCATAAGTCTTGTCTGTTGGGCTGAAGATTCTGAGCATTGTTGCACCTCCTGTATCAATGATATGGATAAAAACGACACGCCGAGTGGTTGCGTACCGACGTGATAGGTGTATAGTAATAAGTACCAGCCGGAAACACCGGCAGGCAACGAGAAAGGAACCACAATGAACACCATCAACAGCAACGAACAGGGCGAGACCAAATATATCGTACACACATACGACCTGATGGCGCAACACCACACCCGCACATTCAAAAACCTCAACAAGGCAATCGAATACCTTCACAACGAACGCGAATACTACGCCACCTCAGTAATCGAGAACGACCGCCATTTCAGTGACGGCACCGGAAACATCGACGACGAAAATATCGCGTGGACACAAAAGAATTTCTTCTACATCGAGCAGATTACGAAAATCGCTCGCCTCGACTACTGAACGATTCACCGGGCGGGGGCTTCGGCTCCCGCCCACCACATGGAAGGACACGCCATGAAAGACAAGCTCGAAACCCTCAGCATCATACTCGTCTTCGCCGGAATGATCCTAAGCATGAACGCCGACGAAACCCACATGACAGTGAATTTCATCGGCGTGGGAATCGCGATCGTTGGATCGCTAATCCTGCACGTCATCGGCAGGGACGCATGAGATATACTGAGACTTGTCGGGAAAGTCCCGGCCTGTATTTGCCAAGTGGCGCGTGGAAAATTAGTCAACAACCCGCGCCACTATCACTCTTAATCAGTCGATTCTCAGCACCTGCCCGACACGAATCAGATTAGCGTTCTTGATTCCGTTAATCTGCTGGAGCCGCTGCCAAGTCGTACCGTACCGAGCGGCAATACCGGAGAGCGTATCACCGGCACGCACCGTGTAAGTCCGCGACTGGTGCCCACCGCCCAGCTTCTGGTTGACGATAGACTGCACCGCATTATAGCGATTGCCAAGCGCACGCTTACGATTCTCGCCATCCCCGTACTTTCCGGCGATCACTTCGTCGGCAAGCTGAGCGTCGGTCTTACCGGCGAGCGGATCAGCAAGCCGCTGATTGACAATAGCCTGAACAGCGGCATAGCGATTACCGAGTGCCTTCTTACGTGCATCGCCATCACCGTACTTTCCGGCAATCACTTCGTCGGCAAGCTGATTATCGGACTTGCCAGCGAGCGGGTCAACCGGCTTAGGTGTCGGAGTAGCCGCGCCGGAAGCACCAGCGTACTTACGCCAAGCGTTCGCATCACCATAGAACTTGTCAAGGTCGAGATTGCCATTCCAGCCGGTAAGCCGTCCAGCAGACGAATACTGACGGATAGCACAAGAATAGGCTCCCTCATTCCACGGCTGATCCTGATAGCCGGTCGCGCTCATATCGGCATACTGGGCGATCCACAAACCGCAATCATGACGCTTGGCAACAGCAGCCGTCTGGGTATAAGCGGAAGCCTGCACGTAGATAAGCGGCTTGATGCCGGTACGCTCGATAACGCGGGAGACAAGCGCATCAAGGTATGTGTAGTTCCCCCACGCCCTATTAGAACCGCCCTCCCAGTCGATGCACAGGATACCCCTACCCAGATAACCCTTGATATTGTCCACGTAGTAGTCAGCTTCCGCCACAGCGCCGGAGCCGTTCACGTAATGATACGTGCCCCAGCACTTGCCAAGCTTAATGCACTGCTGCACAGCGCGGTCGCAATCAGGATTGACGTAATTAACGCCTTCCGTCGCCTTGACGATAACAAAATCGCAAGGGACTACGCTAAGGTCAATCCCCGCTTGATACGAACTCACATCGATTCCTCGAAGTGACATAATATCACTCTCCTTCATATCTTTTAAGCACATGTCCTCTGCACGTGCGTTGAAACCATTTATTGTTATTTTACTTGGATTCCAGAGCCGCAATGCGGTCTATCGCCGCTTGTCAGTCGATGCCATCATCAAGACTGCGAACCAGCTGCGACCCAAGAAACGGTACCTTCAAACCACGTACCAGTGTTGTAATTGGTATCGACGGTAGGACGGAACGCCACCTCGTTGCCTTTGACCTGCAAAGCCGTGTTATTGTTCGGCTCACTATTAGCATTAGTCACAATCGGCATATGAACTTCGCCGAGAGAGCCAAGACCCTCAGGGAGAGTAAGGACATGCGCACGGTCCCACCCCTTAGCATTCCACGCGGCACTCTTGCGACTCGCCGAGAATGACAGTGTGCAGACACCGCCGACCACTCGCAACCTGCAAAACTTCCAAGTATAGTCGTCATACCAAGTGCCCTTGGTAAGACCACTGCCAACCTCGTAAGTGGCGGGGCTGATGAGAGCATCATACTTCGATTGCATCTGACTGATGCGGTCGGCCAGCGCCTGCACGTCGATGGTGCCATCGGCCGACACGTTGATTCCCGCGCCAATCTTGATACCGCCGAGAGTGGTGGCCGTGGCAGCGGGAAGCGTGTAGACGCCCTCACCTTTATCGCCCTTGTCGCCCTTGTCGCCCTTGTCGCCCTTCTGACCTTTAAGGGTGGCGAGAATGGGGCCGACACCATACGAGCCACCGCCGCTGGTGGTTGTGCTCTTGATAAGCATGAGATTACCAGAAGGCGTGAGGATAAAATCCCCTATCATAGGAGGGTCTGTCACGGTTGCGCTTGGCCTCAAGTAACTCCAACCGTGGGACGGACTGCTCGGCGCCATCTCACCGGGCACTGAGTATATCCGGTTGCCGCGCGGGCCAGTAGCGCCTGTGTCGCCCTTGTCACCTTTCGGGATCGTGAAGTCAAGCACAACGTCCTTAGCTGTCCCGGAATTCACGACACTCGCCTGCGTACCCGGCGCACCCGTCGTAGTCTTACCGACCTTAAGCGTATTACCGCCAGTACCGATAGACGTGACACCAATGTACTTGCCGCCGCGAGCATACCAGACGGCATTCAGCGAAAGCTGGTATGGAACCACATGGTCAGGCAGCATGCTGCGATAGAATCTCAGAGTGTACACGCCACCGTTCTCTTCGATGTAGAACCGCTGGAAATCCGAGGCTCCCGACGTGTCACCGGAGATAACACCCTTCGTGTTGTCTGTCGAAATAATGTAGTATCCCGTTCCGCTGCCGGAAGTATAGTCGAAAAATGCCTTGTCCGGGCAATATTTGCCATCGACTTGGCATAAATCGTATGTCTGGTCGTTGCTGGTGCTGAGGCTAAGAGAGCCGTTGGCGTGGGCGTGGACAAGCGCTGTCATCGGGTCATATGTCAGTTGCACGTGTATAGTGTCCACGCCGTTAAGCTGGACATTATCGTCGTAGATCGTGGTAGGCTTGCTGCTCGCGCCGACCAGTCCGCTAATATCCTCGACTGTCTTATTAAGCGCATCAGACTTGGCAGTCAGTGACGAAGACAGATTGTCAAACTTCTTCTCAATCGATGAAGTGTACTGGTCATACAATGTCCTGTCATCAGCACTGGCCGCCGAAGCACGACGCATGCTGGCCGCTTCAACCTCAATGATGAAATTCTGCGTGCCGATAGGATTACCGTCCGCATCGAAAATCACCAATTCCGCCGCGTGCTTGCCCGCGCACTTGGTCATCTCCTGATTGATGGTGAAGCTCACCTTGCTACCGGTGCCCACAGTGCACGACACCGAGAACTCCACGTCATCAGCTCGAGTACCATCGACACGAGCCACCATGCCGTCAATCTGCGCCAAATCACGCCCATCATAGACCGTGAACACGATAGTGCGCGAGCCAGTATCGAACTGAGACATTTTAACTACCGGATACTCGCCGGTAGCCTTTAAGTCAATGTCGTAATTCTGGGTAATTACAGCCATAATCAATCCTCCTAGATCCATCGTGAATAGTCTTCGATGGTGAGACTACTAACCGTCCCACTCCATTTTATCGAATGTTTGCCCGGCGAAAGCGTCAGCCTCTGATAGTCTCCGGTAATATGCCGGTTCATTAACGCGCCTTCCGGCGTGGACGCTTCCAGATTGGCAACATCGATCACAAGCGTGTAATCGCCCGTGTTGGCGACCTGCAAGACCTGCGAGCCATCAAGATACAGCCCGATATTACCGCTAGCCTTGATGGTGAGCTTCGGTGCCGCCGACACATTCCCCGCATTCGTCACCACCGCCTGAGCGTCCGCATTCGTAAAGACTTTCGGCCGCTGGAGCCTGCCAGTCTTATACGGCTGGACGTGGAGCTTCACGTCAGCCGTCCGATACCGCACTAATCGCTCGAAATCAATGTTTTCAAGCTGCTGGAATCGGTACGCTTTATCAGGCTCATTGCTGAATGTGATTGTGCCACTAGTGGCGAAGAATTCCACCACCTTGTCAATGTCGAATCCGCCATGCAGACCGATGCTTAGCGTCTTGTCGTAAGCCTGATATCCAAGCGTGGTGATGATATCACCGTCCCTGCCGTCGATTTCCTCCGCGTTATAACGCATCTTAGGCTTCGTGATCGGCGGAAGCGAAGTCACAATAAGACCATTCACGCCATATGACGGCTTGTCATTGATAAGCACCCAAGGACGGGTATACGCAAAACCTTCCATACTTCAATCCTCCTTATCCATAGATGGCGGCTGTGACCGTCTTCTTGACAAAACGCCCAGCCACTTCGTCATCAAGCACCACGCGCACACCCTGCAGGGCTTCGACCAGAGCATCAATCAGGTTAGACTGCGAACCATACCCGTAGCCGGGGGAAGCCGATTGAGCCGCCGAGACAGTGCCAAGATCGTAAGACTGAGCAAAAGCGTCAGAGCTAGGCATAGCATCAATCATCTGCTTCGACACATTGCCCATCTCGTCCTCGAAGCCCACGCCAATACCCTCAGCCAAATACTTGCCAACCTCATCACGCATCAGCCTCGAAGGCGAGTGGATACCGAAGAAGCCCTTGATATCCTGCATAATCCCGTGAACCCAGCCGCTCACCTTGTCACGAAGCCAGCCAGCAGAATTCTGGATACCCTGCCACAAGCCACTGACGATGTTCGCGCCGACATCAAGCACCATGCTAGGAGCCTGCCTGAGCGCCCCGACAATGCTGCTCACGACATTTCTCGCGCCACTCACGGCATTGCCGATACCCCTCACGATGCCCGCCGCAAGCTGCACCATCATCTGCAAGCCCGTGCTGAGAATCTCAGGCAAATGCGCGCTGAGCGTCCTCACAATCTTCACCACGATCTGCGGGAGCATGGCGATCAATTGAGGGATCGCCTGAGTGATGCCTTGGATTAGGGCGATAAGGATCTGGATACCGGCAGTGACGAGCAAAGGCAGATTATTCAGTAGCACGTCGGTGATCTGCATGACGATACCGGGCAGCATCTGGATAAGCTGCGGCAAGGCTTCCACCAAGCCATTAGTCAAGGCAATAAGCATCTGCACGCCAGCTTGGATAATCAACGGCAGATTAGCCAGCACCACTGATGCCACTTGTTGCACAATCGTCGGCAACATCGCGATTAATGTTGGCAATGCTTCCGTGATGCCCTGAATCAGGCTAGCCAGCATCTGCATACCAGCATCAATCAACTGCGGTAGCAGCGTGAGCAGGGCTTCCACGATCTGCGGCAAGGCGTCAGCCAGCGCACTCATAATCTGCGGGAGCGCCGCGACAATCGCCTGCACCACCTGCGACAAGCCACTCACAATATTAGGCACTTGAGCCGTAATCAACGGCAGAAGCTGCGATGTAAGCATGTTCACCGCTTGCGGAAGCAGCTGGACAGCCGCAGTAACCATGCCGTTAATCAAAGGCGCGATACGCGGCATGATATTCGACGCGAAAGTATTGACCGAATCAACAAGATTGTTGATCAGCCCGTCCATATTCGCGCCACTATCGGACATGCCAGCGAGCAGATTCTGCCAGCTCGCCTTCATCGCGTTCATCGAGCCTTCGATGGTCGTGGACGCTTCCTTAGCCGTCGTGCCAGTGATGCCCATCTGCGTCTGCACGGCATGGATGGCCTTAACGGTATCGCCAAAGTCACCGACAGTGTAGTGCTCGCCGGTCAGCTTCTCAGCGTCCGACATGAGACGTTCCATCTCGGCCTTCGTGCCACCATAGCCGAGCTTCAAATTATCGAGCATGGCATAATTTCCACGAGCCAAGCTCTGGTATGTCTGCTGGATAGAGCCGATATCAGTGCCCATTTTGTTCGCGTTATCGCTCATGTCCTGCACGGCGGTATTACCAAGCTCAGCCGCCGCCTTCGTGTCACCACCAAGCGACTGGATAAGCGACGCGGTAAAGCCCGTAACGGTATCCATGTACTCGTTAGCGCTCATTCCAGCCGCCTTATAGGCGTTATTCGCGTAATCCTGCACGATACCAGCCGAATCTTTGAAAAGCGTCTGTACGCCGCCCACAAGCTGCTCATTCTGCGAATACGCTTCGATGGCCTGCTTGCCGACATTAAGCACAGCGGCACCAAGATTCTTCAATCCATTGACAGCCGCACCAATGGCACTGGACGCAAGATTAGCCAGCACATTCTTGAACACGGTATACCCGCCGCTAGCTTCCTGCGCCTGCCTACCACTCTTAGCTGCTTCCTCGCCAAGCTCACTAGCAGACTTGCCAGCCTTATCCATATCAGGCGACAAGCTCTTAATCTCAGCGTCAGTCTTGTTGATATCCGCCTGAGCATTATTCATCTGCGTGCGCATCTTGCTCATGGCAATCTCATTGGCATTGACAGCCGCCGAAGACTTATCCACATCACGAGCCAGATTCGCCACGACTTTCGCCTGCGCCTGATACTCAGGAGACGTTTTGCCAAGCGTCGCCTCAATCTGCGCCAGCTTCTGCTTCTCAGCATCATAGCTTGCGACAAGCTCCTTATGCTTCGTATTGTTCGCCGTGTACTGCGCGCTCATGGCGCGATATTGCGAGGTAAGGACGCTCAGCTTTTCCTTCTGCGCAGCCATCTTGTTATTCAGCGCTTCAGTCCTCGCAGTCAGCGCCACCTGAGACGTGTCGCTCTTTGCATACTGGGAGCTGACGACTTTCATTTCAGATCCGACTTCACGCAGATTCTGCGAGATACGTGCAAGCGCCTGACGATAGGCGCTCTCACCTTGTAACTTAATCGCGCCGCCGAAACCTGCCATTATCCCACCTCCTAGAACCATTCTTCTTCTTGCGCCTGCTTAGCCTTCACCTGAGCATAAGTCGTGTTATTCACTCGAAGCATATTCTCCACGTCGAACACGTTTTGATATGCCTGATACCGCCCCATGAAGTCCTTGAGCGTCAAGCGCATAACCTCACGGTCAGACGATAAGCCCAACCGCGCCCGGCCAATAAAAAGTATCCACGAGAAATCTATGGCCGGGTCTTGGTCAAAAATCACGTCATCGTCGTGGATTATTCGTTTTTTGAGCCGTCCTCAGTGGACGCGACAACAATCTCCTGCATCTGCGCAGTGATAGCGTCCATTCCGACAGCGCCGATCAATCGTCCGACCTGCTTCAACGTCAACGGCTTGATATCCGCGCCGGTGTCCTCATTATCGATGTCAATGCCTTCATTGAGCATTGCCGCGAACCCGAAAATGACAGCCTTTGCATTCGGCTCTCCGTTCTCGCCTTCGGTCTGCTTGCCCCACTCGTCCAGCGACCCGTACTCTTCCTGAATCGCCTGCATCACATTCAGATTGAAAGCAAGGTGATATTCCTGCCCCTTGTAGACAATCGCATCATTCGTTTTCTTAGTCATAAGTTCCTCCTAAAAGTAAGGGCATGACACTTATCATGCCATGCCCTATTATCTCACGAAAAAGGTCAGCTATGAGAGCCTGTAGTGGTCACTGACGTTCCACCGGCCTTAGCTGCCAGCTTACCCTTCACCCACGTGACAGCCGCAGTCTTCGTGTCGAATACCTGCGCAGCCGACCACTGGCCATTAGCCAACGTCGCGGCAGTACCCTCGATCTCAGGCGTGGAAAAGTCCACCGATTCGCCCTTGGTATTGTCCTCCTGAGACGGCTCCGCAAACCTCACCTTGTAAAGGAATTCGCCCTTATACACGTACTTGCCATTGACCATCTTGGTCACGACACGGCCAAGACCGACCCAAGGCGCGGCATCCTCAGCGGAACGCACCATCTCACCGCCACTCTCAGCCACCTTATGACCAAGAATCTCCGCGAAGATAGTCATATCATCATCGGCAACACCCAATGTAACCTTCGCACTCTGGAAACTCTTATCGGATTCCACGAGGGCATCATCGGCGTAAAGCGTCGCGTCATTAGTGGACACGTCCACCTTAGCCGAGACGGCCTTGCCGAAAGACTTCGCACCAGCATAAGAGGGTGTACCGTCCTCGGCTTCCGTCAGCAGACCATACCAGAGATTCGTAAGTCCAATCTGTGCCATTTCAATAGCTCCTTTCCATAGCAAAACTTAGCGTCGTGTGATAGTAGCCCGTCTCCGTCTCGTACTGATCCGGGCTACTCCGTGACGGTTGCCACGTCCACCCCGCTTCTTCAAGTTTATCGCGTACCGCGTCGCATATCGCGATATAATCCGACCTAGTGTAAACATCAAAGTCATAATATGTGACCCACGCTTGGAGCCTATCGTCCGCACTGTATGAGCTGGAATCATCCTCGCGCATAAACGTCACATAAGGCTCACCATGCCCATCATAATAGGCGAAAGCCACCGGGATACTCTTACCGCCTACCGTGAAGTCCTTGAAAAGATCAAGAATAGTCTCATTCACACCACTCACCCCTTCGGAATATACTTATCCTGCACCTTCTGCATAGCCGCTTCGATCTCCGCCTTCCTGAAGCTCTTGCGCATGAACGGATGCTTTTGCACAGGCGCTTTACTCCGTCCATACTCCATGACATTGCACACAAGCTCTGCGGGAACGACCTCGCCAGCCTTATTGGTGAAATATCCATAGAAAGCGACCTTGCTGTTCACACCATCATCACTAGGTGTCCTATACACTCGCGTTATCCGCAGGCAATTCATGATATCAGAGCCACGGAAGCTAGCAGGCACATTCGCCTTCACATTTGCGAGTACGACTTCCGCGCCAGCTTGCGTCATCTCGCCAAGCATCTTATGCGCATCAGCACCCAATCCATCGAACAGTTTCAGCAGTTCGGTGGGCATTTCCGCATCGAATCTAGCCATCAGTGCTTCACCAGCCTTGCTTGGATTTCAAGCATGGTATTAGCTTCGTCCACGTTGTTCAAGTACTCAATCGTGTACGTCTTCCCAGCGTACTCAATAAGCATATCCCTGTCGATAATGACCTTGCCGGGATACCGAATCGTGAAGTTGGTCGTAGCCGCTTCAAAATCCGAGTTGTTGGCGATAAGCGTATAGCCCTTAGTGGTCTTAACGCTCGCGTAAGATTCCAAGACAGTCACACGGCTGACAATCGGGAGCCCATCCTTGTCATAGGTTTTCACAGCCTTGACTATCCTGATCCGATGGTCAAAACGTCCAGCGTTCATCATCATTGATCACCGTCAGACGGGAGAAGATTAACACTGTGCATGTCAAGGATTGACTGCACGGTAAGATTCGGCTTATTCGTGTCCGCATAAATACTGCGGTTATCGTACATGTCTTGAGCCAAGCAGAGCGCGGCAATGACGAAGTCCGGAGACTTGTCCAAGTCAGCCGCGCCAAGCCCAGTGTACTTGCCCATATAAGCAGGAACAGCCTTGATGATGGCGGCAAGCAGAGTCCTATCATCGTCGGACGGGTCAGCGATACGCAGATAATCCGCGAGCGCCTGCACCGTAATATCCGAGACTTTGCTAATGTCCATCGTTGCCACCACCATTCAGACTATTCTTGAGGTTCTGTTGCGGTTTTCTTAGTCCTGCCCTTCGGCTTGACTTCCTCCACGTACCCGGCACGCAACAGGTCGGCTACAAGGTCAGCGTCCTTAATCTCCCGCTTCTCACCCTCACACATGGAGATTGCGCCGCTGAAAGATTTCAGAGCTTTATGCACTAGCCATCACCAGCTTCGCCAGCTTCTGAGCATCTTGCACCTTCGCATCGAACTCAAACCATGCGACCACGCCCGTGGCGTGTTCATCGGCGTACTTCTCACGCAGAATCTGCGTGGAAATATTCTCGGAGAACTTAGTCGCAAGGCCAGTCAGATCGCCATAGTAGATTGGCGCAGCCTTAGCACCAATCTCCGGCATATTGTCAGAGACATACACGGGCTTGCCGAGCAGAGTGCTACCGAACGGCGACGTGATATCATCCTGAAGCAGATAATGACCATCAGTGCCCTTCAGCAAGCGCAGAGCGGTACGGGTCTTATTGCTCATGATCCACACGGCGTTACCCTGATAAACATCCTTGATGGAATCCTTCAGGGTCACGATCTCGTCGGCAGTGATGGCGTTAGCCGCCTTAGCGGTGGTCGTGTTGGTGATGCCGGAAAGGCCAGCGACCTTGCCAGACGTGCCAATGAGCAGCTCATGCTCAACGAAGCGAGCGATGTCCTCGCCCATCTGATTCACGACAAAGGACACGATATCAAACTGGCTGTTGTTAATCAGAGAGTTGCTAATCTTGGACAGCGCGCCAGCAAGGAAGCCATCAAGCTCGATGCTCTTGAAGGCACCATTGGAAGACGCGATCGGGGAAAATTCAGTCTGATAAGCAACCTTGATAGAGCTGGTAGACGTGTCATAGTAGGGGAGCTGGAGCTTGCCCTTCACATTGTACTTCTGCGACTTCTGAAGCACCGGCGCAACGTCATACACCTTCTTGACAATCTGGTTGGCAATAGAGGTGGGGATGACCGCGCCATTATCGGTGAGCGTCAGCTCACCGGCACGCTCCTGCATCACCTTATCGCCACGCAGGTACGCTTCGAACGCACGCAGTTCACGCGCCTCGGTATCCTGCGGCTTGTCAGTGTTATCGCCCATTGGCTTTGCCTCCTCTTTCGGCTGCTTATCAGCAGCACCCAGCTCGTCGTTAATCTTCAATGCGGCCTTGATCTTGCGCACGTCATCGCGGATCTCAGCCAGTTCTGCGGCTTCATCGTCGGTCAGCTCGCGCTTCTCAGTTTCCGCGCCTTTAAGGATCTCTTCGGCACGGGTAATGCGCTCATTTTTGCGCTCAATCATGTTTTTAAGCTGCATGATTAATCCTCCTTTAATTCGGCAATGAGCTTTTCCCATTTGCCGTAATCAATTGTACTATTTTTTTCTTCGGAATTATCGCGCGTATTCTGCGGTTCTTCCTCAGTCTTTTCAACCGGTTTATCTGCCAGTTTTTCTTCGGTGACTTCCGGCTTATCATCGGTCATCGCTTCACCGGTATTAAGATGCACCGTGTCCCCGTCAGCATCTCGTGCTTGGATCAGCGTACCATCGTATGCCGGAACCTTCGAGCGGTCAAGGATTGACACCTCGTAGAGATCAAGGTCTTTCACATCGCGGGTCATCATGCCGTTCTCATCGTGCGTATCCACGTCCCTATCGGTAAAGCCGAAGCTCCACCCCACAAGGTCGCCGCGCTTGGCTTTCTCGATCACATCGGCATCGGTAATTGTCGCCTTCGCTCGCAACCCGATATTATCCTCATGCAGCTCTAGGTTGCCCTGCTTGGTCGAGCCAAGATCGCGATTAGTGTCGTGATTCAGCAAGACATGGATATCGTCGTTGCGTTCGATTGCACGTTCGAAAGCGCCCGCCTTGATACGCTCACGGAATTTGCCGATACGCGAATTCAACGGCCTCGATAATCTTTCGATACTGTTGACGTACCCGTCGATCTCGACACTGTCATTCCTGATATTGATTCTCATTATCTGCACCTCCTGCATCAATGATACCGCCGTTGTCATGCGTATCAGTCGCTGGAAACTCCATCGAATTATCCGGTTGCGCTGTCTTTGTGCTATCGGTGTTCGGCGTGTAAATCTCGCCAGTCTGCGTATTGTAAAGCACGCTGTCAAGTCCAAGGTTGAGAATGTCCATGCCGTCAATCGCATTCATATTCTCGGCCTGCCGCATTTCGTTGATGGTCATCAGTCCACACTGCTTCGCCAGCTGATACACCTCGAAACGTTCCTTGATATTCGCCTTGATAATCTCCTTGGTGTCGAACGCGAAATAGTACTTTTTCTTTTCCGATTCCAAGAGCAAATCACGGTTAAGTGCTGTCTCGAAAGCGCGGATAATCGGATAAATCGCAAACTTGAAAGTTTCCTCAAAATTATCCTTGATATGGAAGATGTTATTTATTTCATCTTCAAGTGTTTTCTTGCTCTCATTCAACTGCATTTCAACGCTTGAATTTGATGCTTCTTGGAATTCCAAGCCGTTGTTAAGCACCACGACATTCTCGGAATTGTTGGCATAGAGGTTGCGCCAAGCATTCTTCAGGATGTCGATTTCCTCCTGACCGAGCTTGCGGGTGGCCTTGAGGAAGCCTTTCTTGTTACCGCCACTCTTGACAAGGTAAAGCTGATAGAGCAACGTCTGATAAGCTGTTTCCAGCGCCTTGGACACTTCAGCCGTCAAGCCCACACCGCTTGCGCCGTCCTTCGTATTCCGGAGCAGCTTGACAAATTCAAAAGGCTTGTAGATGTCCGAACCCACAAGGATGTCATAGTCCTTGTGGATCGGGTCTGAATTGATGTTGATCGATACATTATTCGTCGCCACATAGTAGAGTCCGGTCACGTCATTACGGCTACGCTCGATGTAGCAATAGCCGCCTTTATCCAAGAGATAATCTTCGACCATCGCCTTCTTAAGCTGGAAGCCGTCCAGCGTGTCGCCGGTATCGCCATTGAGCATAGTCGCGCGAGCATCGTCCACCCGCTCCACATTGCCCTTCTTGATGCGGTAAAGATACACCGGCATTGATGCGATAGCGCCGGAAATGAAGTCCACAGCGCCGCTCACAGCCGGTAAGGTCATCGCCTTCTGCCGATCAATCGTGTCACCAGCCAGCAATGCTCTAAGCAATACATCACTCACCTGCGGCTCGACCACCGGTTCGACGTCTCTTTTATGCCGATTGAAAAAACCCATCATATCACCTGCCTTATGCGATTAATTCTAGACTAGATTACTTGGATGCCGACCCCACCATCACCCAGCACATAATCCTGCTGCAGCAAATACATAGCGTTAATCAAGCTGACAACCATATCAACCTTGCCCTTCGACTTCTTCTTGTGGACATAAAGATTCATGTTGCTATCGTAAGTGCATCGGGCATTCTGGAAGTTAATCTCAAGCAAGCGGTTCGGCGCATACGCGAATTCTCCCTTGAGTATCTTCTCCTTGAGCCATTTGGTAGGCGGGTGGAGCACCGAGCTATGCTGTCGAATCTCTACAGTGTTGTATCCCGCTTCGTCCAGCTTCTGCGCGGTTGACATGGCGTTCCAGCGGTCATACCCGATTGCCTGAATCTTCACGCCATACTTTTCCTCGATACCCATGATGAAGTCTTCGACTGCCTTGTAGTCGATGATCTTGTCACCGCAAGCAATGCACTCCCCGGTACGGATATATTCGCGGTAGTCGATTTTCTCATAGGCGTTCTTCTCATCGATACGATCAGCCGGAATAAAGGCGATGGAATCGGCAAGCACAGTGCCATCGTCATCCACCGACACCATTGACACGCTCGTATTGTCGTTGGTCATCGACAAGTCAAGACCAAGATACACAGTGCGCCCAGCCCAATCGATCTGAGACACCTTGCACGCCTGCACATCAGCCACGTCAATATAAGTCTCCGTGCCCTGACCCTGATAGATGATGTTGCAGTGTTTGGTGAGGAAATTCTCGCGAGCCGATTCCACCGCGATCGCATAAGCCCGCTTCTTTTTCAGGTCTTCCCAGATCTCCGGAATCTCCAAGGACACCGGATTAGCTTGACGCAATACCAAGTCATCCGTCATCCAGTCCTTTGTCTCGTCAGGCTCATAAAGCAGCGAGAATCGCGTCTCGTCCTCAATCAAGCCATCAAGCACCTTCTTGCAATATCCGACTTCATCCTCAAAAGGATTGTCAATAGTCGGGTATTTGGTGCTGATGATAAAGCCCAATTTATTCAGGATATTCAGCTGACCAGACCTCATTGCTTCGATAGCATATGATGTCGGCAGTGCCCCCACCTCGTCTGCACAGAAGGCGTTAGGCAAGCGTCCATCCATACGTGACGTGGAATAGCTCAGGGGTATGTACTGCGTACTCGTCGGCTTGAAGGTGATGCTGTCACGAAGGATCTTGAAGCGCAGCGAATCACCGAAGCTATACACGTCCGGTGAGCTTTTAAGCGTCTCCGATATTGCTTCACGCACCTCACGGCTCAACGTGCCATCTGGAGCCACAGAGTAAAATTTACTAAAACGCGGCTCAGTCAAGAACAGCAAGATGAAGATGGTCGCAATAGTGTACGTTTTGAAGTTCTTGCGGCTAATCTCAAGCAAACATGTCTCGTACTTGCGCTTCTTCGGGTTATCCCTGCGCACAGTGCAAAGCGTAGCCGTGTAAAACAGCCACTGATATCCGGTAGTGCAATCGTACAATGATTGCCCGGCACGCAAGCCCTTCGGCATACGCAAAACCTTGAGAATCGCGTACAGTTGCTTAACCTTGCGGTTGCTTACCTTGTATGTTTCGTCCTTGCCATCGCAAATAGACATCCACTGTTCCATTTGTTTCCGCACGTAATTCGGTGTGGTCGGCTTATCAATGCACTGCAAGCAATACTCGTAAGCCTTATTCATCATCACGATCACCCGCCATCACCGAATCGTAAAACCGCTCTTGCACGAACAGACACTCCGCGACACGCTTACGGTTTGAATGGTCAGCAAGCGAGCGAGAATCTCTCCGCGCAACCTCAACACACCCTTTCGGACATATGTACTCTGAAACGAACACCGGAAAATCAACCTCAGCCAGCCAATCCTCGAAAGCATCATAATCAAAACCGGCACCATACTGGCTTATCGTCGTACCCTTATATGGCGGGTCGGCATACACAGTGGAACCATCAGACACATCAAAATCACGATAATCGCACCGCGACGTTTCAAGCTCAGCAGACGGGCACGCACAATGTATGTCCTGCAGACGGTTAGCACGCTCAATAGCCTGTAATTCCGACACGTTGCGGCCAACTTTACCCCCGCACTGCAAATGGCTGGAAAGCGCCCTGATAAACACCTTGTACGCCGCGTACCTGTCAGCAACCGTCGCGCCGTACATCATGCGTTCAGCCGCAATGCACACATCCTCACTCTCGCTGCTGTAAATATAGCTCCTCTGGTCATTCCCAAAACTGTAAACAAGCCGGGAAAGCGTATCGGTTGATGCCTTGAATTGCTCGCGAGTAAGCGGAAAACCTGACACGTCAATATCGCCATTGACAGCCCTAGCGAAAACCTCCGGCGCATCAGAGATATCATTCGCAATCACACGCTTGAATTTCCCGGAAAGCATCGCGCAATGCGAGACAGCACAACCGCCAGCGAACAAGTCAACAAGCGTATCAGCTGCAGGAAGACTATCTACAACCCACTCAGCAATACGATTCTTACTGCCCTTATACGGCAGTCCATACGCCTTACGCCTCTTCATCGTCATCATCCTCAGCCTCTCCGTTAATCAGCGCAAGCAGCGGGTCAACATCATCACCGTCACGTTCAGCGTCAGACTTGCCGAACCCTTGGATAATACGCATAAGCGTCGTTACAGTTCGATTGGCGGAATCCGTGGTCTTATTGTATTCGGTCACAGCCGGATTGCTGTAAAGGTTCTTGCGTCCCTTCACGTATTCCTTCTTGACAAGCATCCCACTCTCGTCCATGCTCTTTTCAAGCTCAGAGAGAATCTTAATCTGCACCTGATACCGCTTGAAAGTCGTGACGAAGAAGAAGTTTGTCTGGACGCCCGTTTCTTCAGCAATGCGCAGGATTTCGACTGCCTGCTCCTGTAGATTCATCTTTGCCATATTAGCTACCTCCGTTTTCTGTGGCATCGCTTAGAATCTTCGTGTAGGGATTCGCGTCCCACTCAATCCTCATCGGTCTTTCCAAGGTTCGCGACTATGCCGCGTTCACGTTCCGACAACTCCCAGACATACTCCAGGTCATCCGTGTTGGCCGCTTCAGCTTCACGCTTGGCCGCTTCAGCTTCACGCTTGGCCGCTTCAGCTTCACGCTTGGCCGCTTCAGCTTCACGCGCCGCACTCTCCGAGAGCAAGAACCCATTGCCGTAAATGGCCTTCCCCACAGACCTCTGCGCGTCCAAAGCGGAAATACGCGCCGCGTCCTCACGGCGAAGTTTGAAATCCACGCCACGCGAACACCAGAGAGAGACCATAGCGGAAGTAATCACCTCAGCCGGATACGAATATTTCGGCAGCTGCTTCTTCTCAAGATTAGCGTCATTCGCCTGCCGCAAAGCAACCGCGAGCGCAGGTGCCGTCCTCACAATCAAATCTGGCTCCAAATTCGTTACGAACGACGTACCCACTACCGCGCCATTCTCGTAAGTGATACCACCGCCACACGGAATGTAACACACGCCATCAACCCGACCGAACAGGGTCAACGTAGGTGCGAAAAGGAAAAACCGCACGCCATGCTCCTGATAGAACCTCTGGATCTCCGCAAGAATCGAAAACGGCGGATTATCCACGACGCAACAGCCCGGCGCGTAAACCTCCGAACGATAATCACCGCCCGGATAAAACGGGCGCATCATGTCCGCGCGATCAACACCATACTCCTGCGACACCCACGCGGCCACAGCCTCATAAACATTATCAGGCGTATAACAGTCATCTGTAGTCTTCTTCGGCTTGAACTTGTCAACGAACTCGTTATATTCATCGTTGCCGTCCTCGTGGTCATCCCCGTCCTTCGTGCCACGGTCGAACCATCCATCGGTACTCAACTCAAACCCAAAAGAACCCATGTCAATGTCCGGGATCTCCCCAAGCTCAATATCAAGCTTCCCCAGATCCCATTCCGCAAGCTCCCCGACACGATTGTCTGCAAGCCGGAACGCCTTCACCTGCTCTGGGGACAAATCATCTGCCACGATAACCGGCACGGAATCCAAACCGAGCTTCTTCGCAGCCTTCAACCGAGTGTGGCCCGCGACAATCACACCATCGGAATCGACCACAATAGGCACCTTGAAACCGAATTCCTTGATGCTAGCGGCTACAGCATCCACCGCACCATCATTAAGACGCGGATTATTCACATACGGGATCAAACCCGCCACATTCCTGTACTCCACTTTCAGCTTGCTCATGAATATCAATCCTTTCTATATCGTTTACTTGGCACCTAAATTTTTATCAACCGTTATCACGCTTTATTCAAGTGTATCAACGGTTTTCAGCGCATTATCAAGGGGTTTTCCAAAAAAAGAACGTAAAACAGATATTTTGTATTTAGAGGTGGCGTGTTGGTGTTGATTGAGCCGAGTTTAATTGGCGGTCTCCCCCGGGGGGGGATGTTAGTTTTCGTCGTGTCGTTTTTGCGCGAGTTGTTTGAGGTAGGTTGAGTCTATCTGCCCTGCGTCTGCTTGCTTGTGATGTGGCACGCATAGGCAGATCAGGTTATCGTCATCGGTTAGCAGGTCTGGATTCGTGTTGAGCTTGACAATATGGTGTACTTCCAGTCCATTGGTGGTGATGATGCCCTTAGCCTTGCATACCTCGCACATGTAGTTCGCGTCCTGTCTGATCTGCTCGCGCTTGCGTTGCCACCGATACGTGTTGCGGAGCTTGTCTATGTCGGTCTTCCGGTAGTGTCTTGCCGGTCTCTTCGGACAAGTGGCATTGATGTCGTGCATCCTGCCGCAGTATCCACATGCTTTAAGCATTCCAGTCACCTCCTTGTCTAGCACTATCATAGTGTGTTTCTTGAGGGAGTGAGTGAGCTTAGGTGGAGAGAGTAAGCCTTAAGAGCTACAGGCAATTGCTTGTAGGTTAAGGCTTATTGACGGTTTCCGTCGGTCGGTCGTTCGCCCGGCTTCGGTCATAAGAGTGTTGCATTGCTAACACTGGTGCGGCATACCCCAGCAGGTCGCATTTACATCTTTGATGTGATGGTGTCGGCACCCCGGTTATTCCACCATCGCCTGTTGGGTCGGTTGGACTAGCACCTCTAACGTGTGCCTCAACCAGTGTGAGTGGTCGTCCCGTTATCCGAGCTTGGGATATTGCTAGGAAGTTCTCGTGCCTTCGCACCCAAGTATGTGGTATACTTGGCTTTGTTGAATCGTTATGGCTCCATCATAGCACATTGTGTTGTGATGGAGCTTTTTTAATGTTTCGACGTATCTACTTTGCCGTGTCTTCGGTTTTGGCTGTTGCGTGGCTAATACCTATGAGCGAACCGATAAGCACGCCGATCGCGTTGAGTGTTGTCACGATTGCGTCGGTATCATGCCAGCCCCAGACTGCGCCGATCACGCCGATGAAGGTGGCGATTGCCGGAAAGGCTATCAGTCCAGCCCACTTGAGTACTTCGTATGCTTTGTCGTTGAGCAAATATGTTTTGTTGTCCATTGGTCTTCCTCGCTTTCAGTGTTTGCCGACTTTTGTGATGATGATGAGTGTTACGCAGATGATGCTTGTGATTGCGATTGCGGTATTCATGTTTTTATCCTTTCTGTTGGTTCTATTCTAGTCTGATAGATGCACTACGGCTTTGCGCTGTGCAACATCCATGTTGGCTTGGGCTTCATGCACTTTATCCCGCGCCGCCTCAACATTTCCGTTGAGTTTGCCGTGCTGCAAGGCGATTAAACAGATTTCGTTTGCCGCTAGGCTCGCGTCGATACCTTTGAGCATGGCCTCATAAAGGTATTGTCGCTCGTTGTGTTGTTGGTCTCTTTTCGCGTCGATTATCGCCTGTTGTGCGCGGTATTGTGCCTCCTGCTGGTCGCGTTGTTTCATCCGATTGTTGCCCACGCAGGTGATGATCGCGACAAAGATACTGGACACCGCCGCGCAACCGCTCGTGACTATTGCGACGATTACTTCCGTGCTTAGCATCATTTCCCCTCTAATCACTCCAGTTTTTCTATTGTGATTATAGCGTGATACTAGCGGGATTCGCGGGACAGTTCGTGCTATGATTTGCTTGTACTCATTTTGAGTATCCTTTCGGTTTGGTTGGTGATTGGGCATGGCTTAATGGCCATGCCCTTTCCTTTTACTTCTGATGCAGTTCACGTGATAGTACTCGCTGTCGCGATCTAGCAGGTTATTCACCATCAACTTATTTCTCAGTGCGATTGCTGATTTTTCAGCTTCATGAATATCGCTGTAGTAGCCACCATGATACTGCTTCCCTTTTACTCTAACTTTCACCCGCCACTTATTCTGGGCAGCAACCCAGAACACGCCGCGAACGCCGGTTTTACTATCCTTCCGAGCGCCCCTGTTTTCACTATTCTGTTGATTGGTTACTAATTGCAAATGCGCAGGATTTACACACTGCCTATTGTGGCAAATGTGATCGATCTGGAGTTCAGCAGGACACTCCCCATATGCGAGCGCATACGCAAACCTATGAGCACGCACAGATTTCCCATGGAAGCACATAGACCCATATCCGTTTACGAAAGTAGCAGCCGTCCACGTCCAGCATTCATTGCTTTTGTCGACTTTTTCCCAGAACCGCGCGATATCTTCGTCAGTCATGTCAGCACGGCGTATTATAATCATTGGTGTACTCCTTATAGGTATTGATTGAGCTGGACTACTGCTAATAGTCCAGCTCGTTTTATATATCTAGTGTATCTCAGGCTCTGGAGTGTCCCCCGCCGTCCCGTCATCCCAAAGAAAACATCGCCCCCAACATGCGTGGTCTACCGCGATCTTGTGCGGGTCATTGTAGCTGTGGACTAGCCAGCCGTGCTTGTAGGCTTCAGCTGGGTGCATGTGTACGTATCCGTGACAGCCTTGTGTCCCACTACCGCAGAGCCAGATCAGGTTGGACGCTTCGTGTAAGCCGCTCCAACCGTGTGACCTCATGCGTCGATGATGGAGTGAGGCCATCGATCCGTATAGTGCCTTGCCGCATCGGACGCAGCATTGCATGTCCCTTCTGGCACAGATGGATCGTGTCTCTGGTGTCGGGTTCGTGGCCTTGCTCATTATTTGCCGCCTTGAATGTCCCTGCGGATCAGTGTCTTGATGTAGCCTTGCTTGTTGTCCACTGTTTCGAGTTTGCGGATTATGTCAGCGTCGTTTTCCTTGTGCAGTTCGAGATGGTACTGTTTTGAAGCTCGTTGGTGGTAGGCGTTCGCTGCTTTGGTGCGTCTGGTGCCCATTTTTTTCACCTCCCTAAGTAGCTGATCAGGATAGTCAAGGCGATCAGGCAAACTGCGATTATTATGTCAGGCATTTTTCTTGTCCTTTTCGTATTGTCTGATGAGCATTTCGATTTCCATGCGTGGGACTTGCGGTACCAGTGGCGCGATCTCGTCCACACTGTAGCCTCGCTCATGCCATTTAATGATCATTTCGGATAGCACCTTTTTCATGGTTCCCCCCCCCTAGAATAGTGGAATGTTGTCCGGGTCATAGCATACACGGTTGACTCGTTCTTTGAATTCCATCGTGGGGTTATGCCGCACTGGTGGTGTATCAGTTTGGACGTGATTCCAGAATTCGTCAACAGCGTCCTCGATCATCTCTATCAGCAGTTCGTCACGTTCGACGGAGCGTTCGATAATCCGGCTATTGCCTATCATGGCGATTAGTTGCGCTCGCCGGCATCCGCTCACCGCCATATAGTGCAGGACTTGGCAGACGTATGATATCGGCACTGTATCCGGCTCCCAGCATTTGGCGCTAGGTACGCCTACCGTCTTGATTTCCAGCACTTCCTTCCTGCCGTCCTCGTAGGTCAGCACTCCGTCGAGTGATGCTTGCCGCCACGGGTGTCTATCATCCTGAAGCATGTATTGTGGTTCCTCCACCTTCACGTCAGGGTGCCGATAGGCGTACTCTTTGCGTAGTGCAGACTCCACGCAATTGCCGAGGATTACGGCGGGCTTGTGACTGATGTCTTCAGGCTTGACGCTACCGGTCTTCTCACGCCATAATTGGCTGATGGTCTTCCAGTGATTGACTCCAATGATTACGCCCACGTCTGACCCGCCGACGCCCTTATCACGCTGTGCGTGCCATGCCTTGCTGATTTCCTCCGGCGTGCCGGTAAATCTGATTTCTTTTGCCGTCATTTCGTGTCCTCGCATTCGACATACTTGGTTGCTTTGCTCATTTCTTCCTCCTGAAGTACTTGTATTCATCGTGGTGATGGAACAGGAACAGGTGAAGTCTCCACGCCTTGACTGCCAACAGGCCCTTGAGTGTGATCGCATACCCGCCATGGACACGCTCCATGAGCTTCCTATCGGCCAATGATTCAAGTATTCGGGAAAGCTCTTGGTTCTCTCGTTGTTGCCAGATGTAGCTCATCCCCTCAGCGATATACAGGCAACACATGTCCTTGTCGGATTGGCTAATCATCATTAGCCTCCATGTCGCCATCATTCTTTCCTTTCTGCGTGTACCACCATTTGATGATTTCTTCTTGTCGTGGCGTGGTCATAGGAAGCCCATAGTCTTCCGCTATGGCTTTGCCCCATGCTGAGCCGACGTGGGGCTTGCTGTAGGCTTCGAGCGCGTCGGCAAGCTCCACAAGGTCGATATCCTGCTCACTCATGTCACATTCTGCTGTCTGCCATGATGCACATCAGGTCGAGCACTGGGATGTCATCGTAGCTGGTGAGGTTGAGGCCATCGGCGGTGTCGGCTAGGGATTCACAGGCAGTGTTTTGGTCGAATTGCTCCCAGATGCCGGGCACGCCCTTGTAGTGGTTCTTGAGCCATTCGAGGGCGGTCTGGTAGTTGATTTCGGTGGTCATTTCTGGTTCCTTTCTCGGTTGGTTCCTTGTATGTAACTACCACTATACACCTATAAGAAGGTGACACGCCGAAGAATCGTCAAACACGACACCTTGATTCATACTCTTCGACACCACGCACATACTCCACACTCATGCCGACGATCTCAGCGACAGTCTCAGCCGGATACCCAAGGCCGAGATAATGCACCGTAAGCCAATATGATCTCGACTTCGTATCGTATGACGTTCCCCGTGTCTCATGCTTCCTTGCCATTTTATTCCTTCGCGAAATAGATTTCGGTCTCATACTCGGCTCCCCTAGCCAGTCGCGCCGGGATATTGCCGATGTACATTTCCTTTGCTTTGGTCAGCCAGCATCGTTCGCGCTTTCCGTCTACCTTCGCCCAGACCATGCAGCCTTCCGAGAGGAAAAGCCGCGCTTCCTCCGGATCAAGCTTGACGATCATTGGCTTCGGTTTCCGAAGTTCAGCGATTTCACTCGCCATCTCGCTCATGATCAGGCTGGACATGCGCTTATTGTCGTTCGCGTGGGCGATTTCGCGTTTTCGTGCTTCGTCGCGTCGTTTCCAGTGGCTTCGGGTTCCTGTCTGTGTGGGTGCTGTGGTCACGCCGATGAAATTCGCTTTCATGACTCCTCCTTTAACGGGTCACCATATCATCGCTCTTGCACATCAGTCCTGCCCCCTTCTGCCTGCACCAGCGGCAGTACATGTGCTCAATGCCGTTTTCTTCGCGCCGCTCCCACCCGGCTTCGAGCGCCGCATTGATTGCTCTCGTTGGTGTTGCCCAGCCTAGGCAAAGCTCGTAGTCCATGCTTGCCATGAATCCGCATTTGGGGTTATCGCAGCCCACGTCATACCAGCGACTCGTGTTAGTGATGATCATTTTGTGTTTCCTTTTCGTTTGGTGGCTTGGTGTTTCCTTGTTTGCACTTATCACTATACACCGATATAGATGAGACACGCCGGGAAAAAGAAAAATGCCGCAGCCAAACGGCCACGGCACCAATTCGGCTGGTGGAGAGTCTTAGTCGCGTGGGGCGAACCGCACGATCAGCCACAATGCGGTGGCGATGTACACGCCTTCCACCATGAGCGCGGCGGTGGTGTCACCGTCATGCCATGTGAGCATGAGTGTGGATGTGACGATGAGGGCGACCACCGCGAGGGCGAATTTGATGCGGCGGCGCGTGTAGTTCGGTTTCCGCGTCTTCTCCCGCTGGTCTTCGAGCCAGTAGTCGTGGTCGGTCATTTGGTTGCCTCCAGTCCTTTTCATCTTGTGTTTCCTGTCATTTCGTTGAGTGCGTATGCGATGCCTTCGATTTCCGCTGGCGTGAAGTCCGCGAGGGTGATGTCTTGGATGCCGTCAACGAGACTGGCGCTGCCGTCCTCATGGAGGCGGAGGTAGAATCCGCTTGATGCGAGCAGCAGGCATCCGGGTTCGTGGATTGTCGGCGGTGCTGGCGGGTTGAGTGTCTGGTTCATTTGTTTTCTCCTTTTGCTTTTACGATGGATTCCAGTACTTTGGCGAGGGTTTCGATGGTGTCGGCGCAAGCGTCGAGTAGATCGTCCACTTCATCGCAATCGTAGCCTTCACGCAACCGGTGGACGGTGAGCTCGGCGTTTCGGACTTCTTTTGGTGTGAGCATCATTGGCGTTCCTTTCGGTTGTCGGGTTGAGCGGTTGCCGCCACCAAGCTTAGTGTTGCCGGTCAGTCGAGATCTGACGGTTCACCATCAAAATAGCG